ATAAAGCATTAACACAAAACCAAGTAAAACTAATCGAACAATGTATGAGTTCAATGTAAAGAGTCGTCCCGTATTAAACATACGAGGACAAGTAATCGAAGGACATCGCGAGAACTTTCGCGAGGATACGGGTGAGCATCTTGCTCTTGTTTCAGATAAGTACAAGATAGTCCACCATAAAGAAGTAATAGACAGAGTTGAATCCTGTCTGAAACTCGGTGAGTTTCAGAGGAAAATCTATTGTCCTAACAATGGAGCAAGACTCTATGCAGTCTATGACTTCAAAGAACAACGTGCTGAAGTAGCAAAGGGAGACATCATTGGGATGCGCGTCACGATACGCAATTCATACGATGGTTCTTCTGGCATACCTATAGACGCAGGGGCATTACGTCTTGTCTGCACTAATGGTATGACTTCACCATGCATGAATACCAAGCAGTCAGGTAGACATTCAATGAACCTAGACTTGGACTACATCAACGATGCAATCAACTCAGCCAAGCGTGAGTTCGACGCATCAGTTGAAGGCTACAGAGTCTTGCACGGTTTCAAGATCACCCAACAAAAGGGCGAATCCCTCATCGAAAAACTGGTAGAAACCAAGAAGATCGGTGAAAGGCGAGGCAAGGACATCTTGGATATATGGCGCAATCCCACATACTCGCAAGATAAAGACCGCAATATATACAATCTATACAATGCGGTAACGCAAAACCTAACACCAGAGATGGACAAAAGTTTTGAATTAGTAGCAAGAACCAATCGCAGCGTACTTAAATTCTTACAGCATGAATCAAATGAGGCTTGATGCATGGGGTCAGCGAGAGAACCAAGACCCTCCGCAACACGACGAACCTGAGCTAGATACAGTTGAAGTACATCTCAAGTTCAAATGGAATCCTAAAGTACACGAACACCCACAAGATTGGAAGTGGGAAGACATACTAGACGCAGAAGGCGTAGAAGTTACATGGAAGAACTAATCACAGAAGACAAGTTCATGCTAGAGCAAATCTACCATGCGCACATTCTGTCCAGCCACGATTCCCCCGTCCTAGTGATGGGGGAGTCTGGCACAGGTAAGGAAACTATCGCTCAAATCTTACATGGAGAAAGACAGTCAGCATCAAACGCCAAAATACAAAATAACTTCGTTCCTGTAAATGTAACTACACTTCAAGAAGACTTGTTTGAATCGCTTCTTTACGGACATCTCAAAGGCTCATTCACGGGAGCGACCAGAGACACAACTGGTTTCGTTCAGCGAGCGCACAAAGGCACGCTATTCCTAGATGAGATCGGAGAACTTCCCCTACATCTACAGCCCAAGCTACTACGCTTCATTCAACACAAGAAGTATAGTCGCATAGGCGAAGCCGAGGAACACAACGCAACTTGTCGCTTCGTGTTCTCAACCAACAAGGACTTACGCAAAGAAGTCGAGGCAGGAAATTTCAGACTCGATCTCTACCACCGCATATCAACCTTCATCATCAAGACATCACCACTCCGAGATAGAACAGACGACATAACTCTCTACCTCAAGAAACAAGAAGTCGAAGACCCCGAAGGATTGATGCTGCAAATCCTAGATCAAACTAAACTCACCGGCAACTATAGAGAACTACAATCTATACTTGCACGTTACAAGACATTAGGTAAATTAATCATCTATTAATATCACCTACCCCCCAAAAAGTTGGCACGAAGGTTGCTTATATATTAACCGTCATATTTTTTGAAAATGACTTATAAAAAAGAACAGTTTATCGACGGGGATTTCAAGGGTTTCGGGTTTTATACTCCGGTCTTTGAGTCTATTGATGAAGTTGTTGAGGCTTACGGTGAGAAAACAACAATCGCCCTAATAAATCAACAAGCTCAGTTACGCATTCGTGCCAAGGTTAAGAATGGTTTACCAAAGAACCTACCGACATCAGACTTGGAGAGATTCAAGGATGAATTATATCGTGAGAAACCGGATGGAATTCTTTTCTCGCAGGATGAAGCTGCAAAGTGGACTCCTTCACTCAAAGAACTTTCAGCCAAGAAACTCTTCATGCTGGCACAAGCAGAACTAGCAAAGGGTAATAAAGAAACTGCTGCTAAATACATGGATCAATGCAAATCGAAAACATTACAATAGAACAAAAACCGAAACCTAATCGCTCTACTTACAGTCCTAATGCGGCCAAGCAAGTACAGCCAATACTCGATAGGTTAATCGAAACTGGACAAGACGTTTACGTCAACGCGCAGCAAACCGGATACACAACAAATACTTTATACGTTAAATTCAACGATGGATTCAAGTTCATCCTAGACAACTTTGACGAGGAAAAGTATGCGTTACTCCGAAACAAGGTAGCCATTCGCAAGACTGATGACGGCATAATCATCTACTTCAAGGGAACAATACAGAACGCGCTCAAATCAAAAGTAATGGATTATGAATTCAACAACTCTATTGCTTGGAAGAACGAACTAGAAACTTGGTACAAGACTGCCAAGGAGACAGAACTCTTTGAACGTAACGTCTCTGTCTCTGAAGCTGATCGTGAATTCGTATACAATCTAGTCAATGAAGATTCAGAAGTAGATATTACCGACACTTCTGTTCGCGTAATGAAATGATTTACTTCGATATCTTATGCGCACTCGGACTACTCTACTTTCTATTCGGTACAATCTGTGCAATTCTATCAGGACTTGAATGACAATAGAACAACTGCTGGAGATTTCAGTCGAGGAACTAGAGGCAATGCCTGACTCAAAGTTGCAAGAACACCTAGCACCTTACTTAAAAATCTCAAGACCGGACGAGTTAGAAGAACTGAAAGTACAAAAGAAAACCAGAGGAAAGATTAAACTTGATTAAACTAGAAAAAGCCGAAGACCGCTACATTCTTCGCATAGACGCATCTGCCTACAAAGAATCTGCCTGTTCCCTCAAGTTCTACTACACAACTGTAAGAGGTTTGCGTAGTAGTTACATGAATCACAAAATGGAATACGGCACGGCATACCACAAGGCACTAGAGACTTACTACGCAACTGGCGATAAAGCCAAGTCGCTGAACGAGGCACTAGAACATTTCTCTAATCCTGACATTCACGTTCCTGAGAATGACTGGCGTACTCAAGGACATCTTGCCAACTGTATCACGCAATACTTTGACCACTACTCAGATGTAGACGGACTCAAGGTAGAGAAACACGAAGGCGAGGCACTACTCGAAATGAAGTTTGCTTATCCATTCTACACGAACGGATTCATCGACATCATTCTTTGCGGAACAATCGACTTCATTGGTACATACTTTGGCCAGAATGTTATCTGCGATCACAAGTCAACGGCAGTCACAACAGTTGACCGTTACTTGGCTTCATACGAAATGTCTACGCAACTCATGTTGTATACCTTGGTGATGCGTAAGCTGTTCCCTGACAGGAATTATCAAGCACTTATCAACGGCATCTTTTTGTCTCGCTCTGGTCGCAACAAGTTTCAGCGAAGCGCAATCCTAGATTACTCAGACCAGAAGCTCGGATACTTTGAGCAGCACCTTACTGAGACTCTCGTCAACTTCGTTGAGCTACTCACCAAGAACATCAAGGAAGATAAACAATACTTTCTGCCTAACTTTAACTGCTGCGAAACCAAATTCGGAATGTGCAAGTTCGCTAAAATCTGCAACGCAGGAGACTTTGGCGAAGCTGTAATCGAGAACGATTTCTACACTAAAAAATATAACCCACTAAACTTCAATGAATAGTTTCGAGAGAGAAACCAAAATGACCATGAACGCAATGGACGGTGAACAACCAAAAACCAATATCGACATCTCGCTAATTACAATTGCTGGCAATCAAGCATTTCTAAACGCACTCGATTGTGTTAAGTTGCTTGACGCGAAACAACTGGACTACGGGCCATTGAACATTTCATCCGAGGGACTACTCGGATTGAAGACTCGGCTTGTTGATAAAATTTTCAGACTCAAGAACCTGCTTGAGAGCAATCGCGAACCGCACAACGAATCACTTGCTGATACTTTTCAAGACATAGTGAACTATGGATTGATCGGCCAAATGCTTCTCGACAACACTTGGCCAACAACAGAACAAACCAAACCTCGCAACATCGAGATTACAATTATATGAACAAACCTATCATCGGAATAGTTGGCGGTAGTGGCACGGGCAAATCAACATCCCTACGCAATCTACCAGCAGACAAGACAACCATTATCGACCTAGAACGCAAAGGCTTCCCGTTCAAAGAAGCAAAGGCGTTCGACATCATATCGGTAGACAAGATACCTGACGTTAATCCTGCCATCGAAAAGGCAATCAAGAACTCAGAGATTGTTGTCTTTGAATCCTTCACCAAATACTGCGAACAACTATCCAGTTACGCCAGTAAGATGTACAAGGGTTACGATGTCTGGTCGTACTACAACAAACAGATTCGCGATCTACTCGACAAGGTGAAAAATGAAAAAGCCATCTTCATATTTACAGCAATTGACGAGATCGTGCGTGTCACTCAGCCAACTGGCGGTGAGTACAATACTCGACGCATCAAGGTGCAAGGCAAGCAGCATGAAGGTTGCATCGAGAAGGAACTGCTGATGGTTCTATTCACAGAAGTTCGCAAGGGAGAGAACTCAATTGACTATTGTTTCCAGACAAACTCTGATGGAGTGACATCTGCGAAGACTCCTCTTGGTATGTTTGATGATCTCTACATACCCAACGATCTCAACGAAGTCATCAAGTCCTGCAACGAATACTATGCCTGACTTACAAGAAAAGTTTGACAAGTTTCATGCAGACAACCCTCATGTGTGGGAGTTGTTCAAGAGGTTTACGTTTGAGGCAATCAATAAAGGATATGATAACTTTAGTGTTGCGTTGGTTGCTGAACGTATCAGATGGGAGACTCTCATCGAAACAAGTGATACTGATTTCAAACTAAACAATAACTACAAAGCGTTCTATGCCCGTAAGTTTCACAAAGTATTTCCAAAGTACGATGGAATCTTTCGGACAAGAACAAGTATAGCCGACAAAAAGATTCTTTTTGCGGGATGAATTTCAGACGGGTACATACTGCTATTAAGATGCAGACAGGTTTAAGGGTTGCTGGTTTTCCTCAGTTGTCCAGTATTCATTGTCCCTGCATTGATCGCCCGTCGATACTTTCTCACACGAAGTGAGGATAACTGGTAAAAATGCCTACTATTAACCTAAATGATGTAAAGGAGAACGCTCGTCCGTTTCTGCCTTCGAACAACTACACTATTCGTGTAGCCGATACCGAAACCCGTCAGTCACAGAGTGGCAACCCGATGGTTGTCCTGACTTGGGAAATCGTTGCACCTGAGTCTATTGAAGATCCAGACTTGGGAAATGTACGGATTGCTGGTTTGCAATTCCG